GCAGCACCCGCGCCTCGATGCGATCCGCAACACCAAGCGCCGCCGCGCGGTTGCGATCCGCGATGCTCTTGGGGTGCAGGGCGTGATCGTCGCCAGTTGCCCGATACGCCTCGGGCTGCTCATCCATTGGCAGCCAGTTGTCCACCATGGCCCAGCGGATATCGGGGCGCTGCGTGCAGCACCATAGCGCCAGATCGCCGCGCAGAGTGCCAATCTCAATCACCGTAGCCCCTTGGCCCGCTCGATCCATTATCGCGCCGCCGCGATCCTTGCAAGCAACGCTCACCATGAGTCCGCCACCCAGCCGCCCGCCGTGTCGGGCTTCGGTGATCCGTGAAAGGACACCACGCTCGCGCCCTCGGGCACGGCATGGCGCGCGCTCACGCGATAGCTGACGATCCGCCCTGCGGGAAATGTCATCGGTTTTACCTGATCCTCTATAAAAGCCTGATCGCCAATGCGCCTGTCTTTGCGCCGCGTGTAGTCCCCCATGACGCCCTCGGGGTCAGCCCGCATGGCGTCGTAAATCCGGCTGTAATCGCCCGCCCATGACATGACGCTGCTATTGTGCAAGCCGGGGCGCAGGAAATCGTCACACATGGTCAGCGGGCCATCGCTCACCAAATCATCCAGCGGTCCAGTCACCACGCAATCCAGATCGAGATACAGCATTTTACCCGCGCCAAAGCGGAATAACTCAAGCTTGCTCCACCACCCCGGCCAATCGTGGATCAGGTGCCACCGCTCGCACGGCACCGGCACGTCTGACAGGCACACAAAACGATGCGGCCCCATATGCGCCGCCACACCATCGCGCAGCTTGGCAACCCATTCCGGGGTGTAATGCCCGCCAGAGCGTAGGACGCAGGCCACGGTGATCATGTATTCTTACCTACGCTCTGGAAATAAAGCCCCGGCCCTTTCGGATCGGGAATTAAGATGACGCTCAGAAGATCATCGACCACTGTCAGCATGGCGCGGAGATCGCCAACAGACTGCGGGTCGTGATATGTGGTAGAAAGCGGGCCAACCTTTTCTTGCTTCACCGCCTCAGAAGGCGTGATCCGCGTATGCAGAACGCCGGGGTTGCCCAGATCATAAAACGCCGCCTCAGCCACCGCATCTTGCACCGCCGCCGGGATCGTGTCGCTGGCAATCGCGGTGCCATCTACCTCCTTAGCCCCCGAGCGCGGCCATACGCGGCGCTGCGTGGCGCTAGCCTTTACACCCGGCCACCGCGTCGGCAGGCGGTCGGAGATTGCTCCAATGCCTTCCACCCAGATCGTGCCGCCCCGGATTGACTGTTCCTGCTGCGTGTCCGTGTAATCGGTCAGATCATGCCCGTGCGCCGAGCAATAGGATTGGAACGCCGCAAGTGTAAGCATCGCGTCATCAGCCGCGCCGCTTGGGGTAACGGTCAGGGCCATAGCTTATTCCTGCGGCTGCTGTGCCGCGCCCTTCGCCGGGTTGGTCACCGCTACCCTGCTCTTGCGCGCCTTTACCTCGACGGCCTTTCCAGCCAACCAACCTGGCATCGTGTCGCCCTCAACGCTGATTTCTTCGCCAACAGCAATCGCCTTGCCTTCGGCGTCATAAACGCCCTTCTGTGTGATCTCGACTTTCACGGTGGTTTCTCCTTGGGTTGCATGATCTCAGGAAATGGGCCGAGCCGGTTTCAATTCCCGGCCCATCGCTCAGATCACGATGAATGCGCGATCCCGCAGTTATCGTCTGCGTCGTATTTCACCTCGATCGCCGCCGCAGCCATTGTCACAAAGTTGTAGTCCGATTCTGGGTTCGGCCTAAACTCTTGCCGCGTACTCATGGGCATTCCGTTGAGCACCTGCACCGACCGGCGATCCTTGACCACTGCGAGGATCGTATCAGCCGCGACCTTCGACGCCGGGATGACCTCGCGAACGCCGCCGCTTTCGAGGATGCGCTGCGCGATGGTTTTGTTCGAGTAGGACGTGCTGAAATCAGTGGACGTGGCGTAAAACCAATCATCCCAATTGACATACAGCGTAGCCGGAACCCGAAAGTTGTCGGCGTGCAGAAGTGCCAGCGTGGCGTTCACATCGGCCAACCATTGCGCCCCGGTCGCCGCAGACAGGTCGTTCGTCGTGCTGCGCGTGTTGCGCTTGGGATGATTGGTCAGGCCATAAAGCGTGTCACCACCCACGACGATGGAGCTGTCGCCCACCAGCGCGAGGTTTTCCAGCTTTTCGGCCACCTTGAACATGGCGTTGCGCCGCGCCGCGCCGTCGAGCTGGAAGCCATCGGTGCGTGCCGATTCGATCTGCCGCCAGCCGTAGCTGAATGGGCTGTCGATGATCGGCAGGGGCGTGCCGTGGTAAGTGATCGTCGGCTGATCGGTGCGCCCCTTGGATCGCCCGTCCATCGAGACGTTTACTGCGCCGGAATCGCTGATCTGCTGGAAATAGTGAACCAGCTTGCCAATCGGCATGGGCGTGCCCGTGCTCGCGGCCAGATCGCCAAAGACGGCCAGCACATCGCGCTGCACCTCAATACCCTCGCGATCCCACTCACCCCACACATCCTTGGGCAGCGGCGATGCGTTGCCAAGCATGGTGCGTTCGTGGTTTTCCACAGCGATGCGACGGCCAATCAGCCAATCGTTTTGCTCTTGCGATGCGAGCATGAGCCGGTCGGGAAGGCCCTGACCGGTTTCGGCACCCGTGGGGTGCTGTCGGTTGTAGACAAACATAGTCAGACCTCCTTATGCCGTCGGCATGGTGAAGGCATTGGCCCACACCACGTCTGCAAGAGCGCCAGCCGTGTAGGCCCCTGCGGTGTCATCGAAATAGGCGTAAACTACATCCCCAGCCGGGGAATCGACGGCCTTTGCGAGATAGCCAGAGGCATCCAGCGTCAGCTTGTCGCCCTTGGCGTAGGTCGCATTCAGCAGGCGCACCTGGAACACGTCGCCGGGCTGCGGAATATAGGCCACGCCGGTATCGCCCGAGGTGTAAGCGGTTTCTGCCGGTGCCGTGGTTGCGTCCCACTTGCCGTAGAAATCGCGCACGCCCAGAACAAATACCTGCTCGCCCATATCCGCTGCGGTCGAGACGGTCAGCACAGAGCCGCTGTCAGTCACCAGCACGCCGGGCTTGTAAGCCCCGGCCACGGTGCGGTCGCTCATCGTGCGGGGCTGCCGCTCGATAGGGCCGCGATAAATTACGTTGCCAGACATTACTTCGCCTCCTCGGTCTTGGCATGGGCATTCAGGCTGTAGCCCGCCCACGGGTTGTCATCAGACTTGCCGTCAAATGCGCCGTTGAGCGCAGCGGCCTTGCCGGGCTTTGCCTTCTCGGCCAGCTTGCGCGCGGCGTTGAGGGTCAACTCCTTGGCGGTTTCCTCATCCATGAGGTTCGCCTTCACGATCTTGTCGCGGAGCCCTTCCAGTTCGGCATCATCTTGCGCCTTCTGGTTAGCGGCGATCTGATCGACATGGTCTTTCACCGGCTTAATAGCGTTAGTGACGGCATCCGTGATCTTGTCGGCAATACCGTTCAGGCTTTCCTCGATGGCGTCCACCTTCTCGGAAAGCGCATTCAATTGTTCGTCGGACATTTCGTCCTCCTTTGCGTTTTCAGTTGTGTCCCGCATTGGCGTGAACGCCTCGATGAGTGCGGACTTGATACGATCCACCAAACCGGCACGCTCGCGCCGATCCAGTGCATCAACGACGGACGTTACCGCCCAATCAAGATCACGGTCGGCCCATTCGATAGCCGAGTTTATGACCTCGATTTCCTCGCCAGTCTTGGCGTTGACCATCATCCCGACGCCCTGCTCAGGCGTAGCCGCCCCTTCCTCATTTAGAAGGATTGCGTCATGGTCAAATTCGATATTCCGGGCCACGAACTTGTGACCGTCATTCTCCCCTGCCTCTTCCAGATCGGCCAAGAGACCGGTGGACGTGTGGACCGGATCACCAGCATTGATCGCCGCCAACACCGCATTGCCTTCGTCGCTGCGGCTTGCGACAGTCACGTCGATCACCTTGTCGAGAAACACCCGGCCATTCTCTCGACGGGCATTCTCGTTCCACGCGCCGATATAACCGAGATTGATACCTTCGGGGTCTTTAGCCGATATGAAGTTATTACCGATCATCGGGTGACCGTGCGGAGCCGGGGTGCGGTTGAGACTGCGAAAGCTCGCCTCGATCTCATCCGCCGGATAGAGAATCCCGTTCATTACGATGTTGTCGGGCATGGTGGCGCTTGGCACGATCACCACCTCGCGCCCGTTGCGCGTCTCATGGCGCGCGGCTTTCGTGTTGGCCAACGAACGGACGTTGACCCTGACTTGCTTGGGCATGGGGTTGCCTCCTATTCGTCCAGGAATATTTCGCTGTCAGCCAGGGCGCGGTGCCCGGTTGCGGCCCGGATTTCCTCGGGCAGATAGACCAGCTCACCGCCAGATGCGGCGTTTTTCTGGTTGATGCCTGCCATTTTGTCAGCCCGATCGACCTTATCAGACATGCTGCTTTCCGTCAGGTCGGCCCATTCAATGCGCCAATCGCGCTCGGGCAGGACGCCAAACTTTTCAAGCCTGTTGGCAAATTCCATGATGTTCGGGATGATAAAATCCGCGCGCCGCGCCATGCAGGTTTCGGCCCACTCATCTGCATCTTCCTTGCTAGCCCGCTCACCGGTCTGCATCCCGACTAGAACCTTGACCGGTATTCCCATGCTGGCGGCAAAATTCTCCAGCGGCCCGAGACGGAAATGCTCGGGGCTAGGAAGTGTGATGCCAAGGGTCTTAGCCTCTATGCCTTGCAGCATCAGCAGCTTGTCAAAGCCCTTTTGCCAATCCTCCACGCGGTCATTCATCGCCTCTATGAGTTCGGATTCCTGCACTCCCATAGCCTGCGCCATCTGTGCCAACTTAGCCTCTTGATCGACCTGCAAAACCGGAGAGCTTTTGGCGTTTTTCCAGAAGCCCTCACCGCCTGCGCCACCGACCTTTTCCAGCGTCATCAAATCATTGAAACCCGGCTCAAGCGCCGACCGGCAATGCACCGTGCCGTCCTCTGACCAGACAATGACGCGATCCGGGTGGACCTTGTGCGCGCGGTTGCGGCCCTGCGCGTCCAGCCCCTCGATCACCGCCGCCTCGTTGAACGAAAACATGAGCGGCTGTCCGTAGGTATCGGACATTTCATCAGTGTCCCACTCTGAGACGCGCAACTGCGCCTCCCATGCGGGGATGACCTCGACCAGACCGTCAAGCCCACCGGGGACACGATCCACCGGGTCAGCAAACCTTTTACCGTCTGCAAATCGCAGGATCAGCGCCGAGTAACGGCCAACCATGCCGCGCCGGTCAGCCTCTGCCATGCGCTGCCAGACACGCAGCTTCTGGAATCGGCGGCGGATCAGCCGCTCGACTTCGGTTTCATCCTCGCCTTCCTCAACCTCGCGCAGAAAAGGCTGCGATTGCCACGTTTTGCGCGCCGTTTTGCGAACCGCCGCCGCGCCGAGACCATTGCGGGCATACATCGCATATAGCTGCTCGAAGGCAAGGTTTTCCGGCCAGCCGAAGTCCGAATAGTGGTTGTGCTTTGCCCCGGTGAAAAAGCCGGGGAAAATGGTTTCCAGGCGGCGCACGGCGTTAGTGATCATGCCCTTGGGAATAGCGTTCATGCGCGCCTCTTTCTGACAAACATCTGGGC